TAGATATATCTGATGATGAAATAAATAATTGGATTAAAAAATGTATTGACCAGTTAGAAAACGATAAAGAAGAAAGTTATGCATCAATAGCATCAGGAAACACAATGGTTATAGTAAAAAGATATTATGATTATAATTATGAAGAAGATGAAAATAGATATAATTACGAAATAATAGTAACTAAAGGGTATTGGGAAGAAATTATATATAATGCAAACAAATCATATAGCAAATCGAAGATAATCAAAGAAAATGGAAGATAATTGAGATCAAAATTGCAATAAAATCCACATTTTATGATAGGAGGTAATAAAAATTCAATATGAAGTTGGTCAAATAATTAAGGTTAAAGGAAAAAAGAGAGATCGTACTGCAAAAATAGTAGAATTAATGTCTAAAGAAATCATAGATATGAATGGAGAAAAACAAACAATTATATATCCGATAGTTGTATATGAAAATTATCAAAAAAATAATGATGGATACCAAACTAACAAAGTTAAAATCAGTCCGAGTAGAATAATAATTTGAAATAGGTGATTAATATAGGTAAAGCATATGATCCTTCAAAAAGTAGAAAACTAAAATACCTTAAGGTAAAAGATCATAAAACAATAAAAAAAGTTAAATTAACACAAAAATATATAAATAATTGGGACAAAGATCAATCATTAATAGTAGTTATTAAATGTAGAAATTGCAACTTAATTCATGAAATAAGAAAGGGTTATTATAGTTACTTTTGTACGTGTGGAAGAAATTTATTAATATTGAATGCAATTAATTATTTATATAGTAACGTTGTATTTAGAAATAAAAATATGGTTGGAGATAAGATTAAATGTCATTGGTGGAGAATAAAACCGGAAGAGGAAATATAATAGCCGAAACTGAAAATTATGAAGTTCGGATTAGTAGTGATGATGAAAATTTGTTTTTATGTAACAAGATTAAAACGGAAGTATGTCAAAACTTTTACTTTAAAAAAGAATCTGTATATGAATTATTAATGTTAATATTTATGAGTAAAGAATTTGTTGGGGGGAATTAGATGGACATAAAAATAAAATATTTAGATGATAGTATTATAAGATTAGAAAAGATTAAGATTGGAGATTGGATTGATTTAAGATCAGCGAAAGATATCGAAATAAGACAATCTGAATTTAAACTTATACCTTTAGGAATAGCTGTTAAATTACCAGATGGATATGAAGCAAATATAGTACCTAGAAGCAGTACATATAAAAACTTTGGAATATTACAAACTAACTCCTTTGGCGTAATTGATCAAAGTTATTGCGGAAATTCAGATTGGTGGTTTTTTCCTGCATTGGCAATGAGAGATATAAAAATTAATAAAGGTGATCGTATTTGTCAATTTAGAATAAATAAAGTTATGCCAGAAGTTGAATTTATTGAAGTTAAAGAATTAGAAAATAAAGATCGTGGTGGTTATGGGTCAACCGGAATTGTATAAAGAGAGGAATAAATATGAAAATAATAAGATCAAGAGTTATAATTCCTAAAGGTGAATTAGACAGAAAAAAAATTATAAAGAATTTAGAAAGATATGCAAGGATCTGTTATAAATCAGAAGATAAAATTACTGAAAACTCAGCAGAAAATTTTATCGCTGGAGTAATAAAAAGAGGACATGAAAGTGTAATTGAACATGAAAAAGTAACAGTAATCATGATTGTTGGTCGTGATCTGACACATGAGATTGTTAGACATAGGATCGCAAGTTACTCACAAGAAAGTACACGTTACGTAAATTACTCAAATGAAAAATATAACAGCGAAATAACCGTTATTGAACCTTTTTTCTATAAAAATAATAATTATTTATATAATAGTTGGTTGAAATCTTGTAAGGTTGCAGAAACAGAATATATGAATCAAATAAATAATCATGCAAAACCGCAAGAAGCACGTTCCGTTTTACCTAATTGTACAAAAACAGAAATAGCAATTACATTTAATATGCGTGAATGGAGGCACTTCTTTAGACTTAGATGTTCAAGTGCTGCACATCCCCAAATGCGACAAGTAACCATACCACTGTTATTACATTTTAAAAAAGAAATTCCTATTTTATTTGATGATATTTCTTATGATGAAAGTTTTAACCCTGAAGATTATGCAGATATAATACAGGAGGACTAAAATGATAATTGCAATAGACATGGACGAAACAATTTGTAACTTCTTAGAGTACTTATGCATACAATATAACTATAGATACAACAAAAATCTTAGACCAGAAATGATAGACAAATGGAGTTTACTATCTTTTGTTGGTCTAGAAGGCGTAGAGATATATAAACAGTCTGGATTTTTTAAAAATCTTATACCATTTGAAAATGCACTATCAACTATATATAGATTAAACAAAAAACACACAATATTAATATGTAGTGATCCTCCAAGTCCTATTTCAGCGTCAGATAAAATGGAATGGATTGAGGGGTATATGCCATTTTTAAAGCACAATCAAATTATTTTAACTGCTGCTAAAGAATTTATTAATGCAGATTTGTTGTTTGATGATGCTCCTATTAATTTGGATAAGTTTTCTGGTATGAAAGTCTGCATGGCTCGTCCTTATAATGTTGGATGTGGTGATTATAGAGTTGAGAATTGGATAGAGTTTGAAAAGTTAATAGAAGAGATAGATAATAATATAAAATAGTAGTAGACATAATATAGATATTATGATATCATAGGGGTATGATTTTCATGCCCCATTTTGGAAGATGGGTGATTAATAACTGAATAATAAAATATGGACATCAAAAGAAGATGAATTATGTAAGAAACTGCTTAATGAAAAATGTTATTATTATGAAGTTGCTGAAAAAACTGGATTAGATTATGAAGAAATAATAAAAATAGATATTAATAAATGGTGAATATGATTATTTTACAAAAGACATGACAATATATTTACATAGAAAATGGAATACAGCAAAAGAATGGATTAAAACCCATCCATTTGATTATAAAAGAAATATAAAAAACAATAAAGATAAAATATATGATAAAATCATTAAATTGGCTTAATGATTTGATTTAACAAGGTAGTGATTTGTATTAACAATTATGTAGTTTATCACCTTCACAGTGATTTTAGTTTACTTGACTCAGTTACTAAAAGTAAACAATATATAGAAAAGGCAAAAGAATTAAAAATGACGGCAATAGGAGAGGCAAATCATGGAAACATCTATTCATGGGTAAATCGTAAGAAAGAAACAGAAAAAGTAGGATTAAAATATATACATGCACAAGAATTTTATATTACTGAATCTTTAAATGAAAAAATTAGAGATAACTATCATACCGTCTTGATTAGTAAAAATTGGAATGGTGTATTAGAATTAAATAAATTAAGTAGTTTAGCATATCAAAGAGATGGTCATTTTTATTATAATCCTCGTTTATCAATTGATGAATTAATAAATACAAGTGATAATATACTGATCACATCTGCTTGTCTTGCAAGTCCTTTATATAAAGGTAGAGATAAAGAAATATACAACAAATATCTAAAATTTTTTATTAATAATAAACATCGTTGTTTCCTAGAGATTCAACCACATTTAAGCGATCAACAAAAAGAATATAATTTATATTTATATGAACTAAATAAAACATATGATTTAAATTTGCTAGCAGGTACAGATACACATAGTTTGGATAAAGAGTATGCTTCCGCAAGAAGTATACTTCAAAAAGCCAAAAATATTAATTATTCAGATGAAGACAGTTATGATTTAACATTTAAATCTTATAATGAATTAGTAGAATATTTTAAAAGTCAAAATTGTTTACCAAAAAAAGTTTATTTAAAAGCAATTGATATGACTAATAAAATAGCAGATATGATTGAAGAATTTGAATTAGATTATTCTATTAAATATCCTAAATTATTTAATAACCCGGAAAATGTTTTTAAAGAAAAAATTAATGAAGGAATTATTAAAAGAGGAATTAATAAATTTGATAAAGAAAAACGTACTGAATATTATAATAGAATTAAGTATGAATATGATACTTATGTAAAATGTAACGCTATAGATTATATGTTGTTACAGAAGGATATTATAGATTTTTGTCATAGTAATAATATTTGGCAAGGCTATTCAAGAGGAAGTGTTTCAGGATCGATTATTGCTTATATTTTAGGTATAACTGAATCTGATAGTATTAAGTTTAATCTTATATATGATCGATTTTTAAATAGTGAACGCATAAGTCAACCTGATATTGACACAGATTATCCCCCTTCTCAAAGAGATATCGTTAAAAAATATATATTTAATAAAAATAATATATATTGTGCAGATATAATCACATTTAATACATTAGCAATAAAAGGTGCTATACGAGATGTAGCAAGAAGTTTAAACATTTCACTAATTGAAGTAGATGAAATAACTAAAAATATAGAAACAAATGAAGAAAAATATAGAGAGGAATATCCAGAATTATTTAAATATGTAGATTTACTTCAAGGTGTTAATGTTTCTATAGGTACTCACCCATGTGGTTTAATTACAAGTCCCATATATATTAATGATAGTATTGGATTGTGTACATTACCAACAAGTGAATATCCAGTTTCCCAAATAAACATGAAAGAAATTGATGGACTTAATTTTATAAAATTGGATATACTTTCTCTTGATAATATTGAAATTATCAATAAAACGTGTGAATATGCAAATATAGAAAGATTAACTCCCGATAATACAGATCAAAACGATAAAAATGTTTGGAATAGTATTTTAGAAAGTAGTCTTGGAGTTTTTCAATGGGAAGGATCTTACGCTCATGATATTTATAGAAAATTATTTAATTCAGAAACAATGCAAATAATTAAACTACAAACACCTAATATTACTTATATGGATTTATTTTCTATGGGTAACGGTGCATTAAGACCAGCAGGAGAATCTTATCGTAATGAAATGTGTAAAGGTATTTTTAATGATAATGGACATGAGGCATTAAATAATTTATTATCAAGTACAATGGGCTACCTTATATACCAGGAACAAATTATTGAATTTCTAAATAAATTCTGTGGATTTACTTTAGGTGAGGCTGATATTGTTCGTCGTGGATTTGCAAAAAAAATAGGTACAGAAGAATATATTCCAAGAATTAAAAATAGTTTTATAAAAACGATGAGAGAAATATATAATACATCAGAAGAAGAATCTGAAAAAATTATTGAATCATTTTTAATTGTAATTTACGATGCATCAAATTATTTATTCTCAATCAATCACTCTTATATTTATAGCTGGATTGGCTATATATGTGCATATTTACGTTATTATTATCCTCTTGAATTTATTACCGTAATGTTAAACATTAATAAAGATAATATTGAAAAAACGGCAGAAATAATTAAATATGCTGATACTAGAAATATAAAAATTAAACCAATCAAATTTAGAAAATCACAAGCACACTATTCAATGGAAAAAGAAACAAATTCAATCCATAAAGGCATTTCATCTATAAAATTCTCTAACTCACAAATAGCAGATGAATTATATGAACTTGGCAAAAACAAATATAATCATTTTTTAGACCTGTTAATTGATATAAGTAAAACGTCTATAAACTCTCGTCAACTAGAAATATTAACCATACTTAATTTCTTTTCAGAATTTGGCAAAAATAAAAAACTTCTAAAATATAATGAGTTATATTATACATATTACAACAAAAAAACTATAAAAAAAGAAACAATGGATGAAGAATATAAAGATACTATACTAAAATATGTAAGAACAACAAATGAAAAAGGTAAAGAATATAAACAATATCAAGATTTTCAAAGTTACGATTTTCTGAAAGAAATATGGGATACTATACCAAATGAATCAATAGATGTATTATCCCAAATAAAAAACGAAAAAGAGTATCTTGGCTATATAGAAACAAAAATTGAGAACATAATCCATGATGTCGGGATTGTCCTATCTGTTGATACAAAATACGCTCCCAAAATAAAAATTTATCATTTAAATTCTGGAATTGAAAAACAGCATAAAATATATAAAAAATACTATAATGATAAATCAATAAATAGAAAATTAGAAGAGTATGATATTATTTCCATAGAAGAAACTACATTAAGACCAAAATATAAATATAATAATGGAAATTATGAGGAAACAGATGAAAAAGAATCATATATAACTAAATATTATAAAGTACCATTAGAAACGCTCAATAAACATCTTAAAGAAATAGAAGAAAAGGAGGTATACTAACATCTGGAAAGAACACGAATGGATTTTTGGTTGTTTTCCATGTATAAGAATACTAATCACAAAACCATCATCATTAATTTTTGGTTTAATGACAGGTTCTGGAACATTTGAAATTAGTTTAGGTTGGGTACATGTTATTATTCATTGGTAGGGGTGTTATTATATGAATATAATAGATACAAGAATGTTTATTAAAAATATTGCAATACAAATACAAGATAATAAAGCTGAAGATATTAATAGTTTTGCACAAAAAAGCATTATACAAAAATGGAACGAATTACCAGATTTTAGACAAGAAGAGAAAATTAAAGAAACAAATGATATATTAAATTACTCTTCATTTTGGGAGGTGTTGGATGCTTCAATAGATATACTAAATAGCTTACCTTGCGAAAATGTTATTACTAAAGGTTGTGGAGGATGTCTAGACTATGATATTTGTCAGATAAGTAAAATTGCTAGAAAACTGAGAGAACTAAATTATGTTCTTGAAAAAATAAAAGAAAAATAAATATTAATAATACATAAACATGATTGGAGAAATAAGATGAAAAAAATAATTGTATTTTTGATAATTATTTGTGTGGTTGGAGTTTTTGTATACAACAATTCAGTAGCAAGTGAGAATATAATAAAAGATGAGGTTATCAGTAAAAATATAAATGAAGTTCAGTCTGTTCAAATTATACAACAAGAAGAGAAAGAATATTATTATAATATTCCATTAGATAAAAAGTACCAAGATTTTATAAAAAGAGAGTGTAATAAATATAATCTCTCTGAAACTCTTGTTTTAGCTATCATAAAAACTGAAAGTGAATTTAATATTAATGCTGTATCAAATAATAAACAAGATGTAGGTTTATTCCAGTTAAACTCTGGAACTTGGCCTTTTATTGCAAAAGAGTTGGACATACATAGTTTTAATCCGCATAATCCTGAACATAACATTATTGCAGGGGTATGGTACTTAAATTATCTTAAAGAGCATTTTCGACAAAAGGAAATGTGTGATGAGGACGTTTTTACTAATATGATTATGTCATATAATATGGGTATACGTGGTTCAAGAGAGTATATAAATAGGGGAGGATATAATAATAGATATTTAAGAAATGTAATTAATAACAAGGTTGAATTAGAACAATAATATAAAAGGAGATCTATTAATGTCAATTTTGCCTTTAAAAGTAATATGTACATGTACTAATTGTAGGTATGATTGGATAGGTTATTTTAATACAGGTGGATTAACAAAAGTAATCTGTCCTAACTGTAATAAAGAAATAGACGTATGGGTATAAAAATTTCGTTTTATAATACTTTAAGGAGAAATAAACAATGGCATTTATTATAAATAGTTACGGAGAAAAAGTTAATGTAGATATGGAGGTAAATCGTTTTTCAAATAATTGTGTTTTGTACTCAGATAATGCAGGTTTAAGAGAAGTCTATATATTAAATTTGTATAGAGGTAAATATGGAACATATGAACGTGAAACACATGAATATAATGAAATAGATCTTGTAAAACAAATGGAATTTTGGGATAAACCTCCAACAAAAGAAGAAATAATGTATGAAATGTGGAAAACTGGATTGTCAAGATATGATATTGCTACTATAGAAAAAGGATATATGTTGGATTGGAAAGAACAAGAGGGGTAATAAATAATGCCGAGATTAGAAAATTGGTCAGTTATTATTAATGATCAATCTCCTTTTATAGCACCTGAATTATGTTATAGAATGCTTAACGGAGAGATTTATAATGATGAAAGAGGAAAATTTAAAGATGGTACAAGAATAACAACTTCTCCATTGGTGGAATTTGATTATAAGAACAAAGTTGCTAAAACACTAAATACTATTTATACACTAGGTAATCTATCAGAAAATTATCTTAAGTGGGTTAGAGAAAACAATATTGATTTAGATAACTATTAATGGATAATCAACTATCATAAAAAATCGGTTTTATGACTACTAATAATTTAGACAGGTAATAAAACAACGATTTTATTACTACAAGAAGGGAAATAAATATGTGGAGAAGATACAGATTTTATACAAAAGAAATTGAAGATTATAGACCATTAATATTTAATCCTAAATATCCCTGGTGGTGTTCGGGATATGGTGATGATTGTGTAATTATAATCGCATATCTGCCTAAAGGTGAAGATTTATTTGATTATTGGGGAGATGCTTATAATATTGATTATAATGAGAGACAACTATCATATGTGGCTTAAAGAGAATTATGATATTGATGATCTAATAAAAAAACAAAGACCTTATGACAAAATCTATTACCAAAGTTATGATATAGAGATTCAAAAAGATGCAATGTCATCAAATCTATATTCTTTTTATCTTAATGCTCCAGCATTTACTAATTTATATGAAATTTATTTATGGTTAGATGGAGTTATAAAACAACTAGAAAAAATAAAAACTGAGAAAGAGTTTTTATAATAAAGGAGAGATAAATATATGTATAATATAATAGAACCATGGTCAACATTTAGATTTAAAAAAGATTGCTTTTATATAGGTGAACCAGTAATTATAAATGAAAAAATAAAAATATGTAGTAAAGAAGAAGATTATAATGATAAATATATAGGATTGTTTTATATGTACACAGAAAAAGAAATCTATTTCATTAGGGTTAAAAAGGATGAATATTGTTGTGGAAATGATATACATAAAGTGTTTTCTGTAGATGATGTAATATCAAATAGAGTTAAATTTATTAAAACTGATTTCAAACCTTCTTTGGAAATATGGAAAAACAACAAAGAGGAGTAATTAACACAATAATTTATAATAAGGGTGATATTATGAACGATTTAACTGAAATCGTATGGATATTATGTGCTTATTCATTTTTTACTGGTTTTATTGTTAGTCGCTTAATAAGTCTAATGACAAAAGATAAATAAATTATAAAAATAAAAAAGGGAGTAAATAAATGATAGCATTAATTAGTTTCAAAAATGAATTAATAATTACCAGAGAAGAGGCAGAAAAACTTAAATTAAAATATACCGAATGTCAAAGAGTTGGTTTAGATGGTGATAAATTAACTAATATGAACTCTTATTATCATTATAAAGATGAACTGATTGAAAAAGATAATAAATATTATAAAAATGATGAAATAATTAATAGTTATTATATCAAAGAAAGACCAAAAAATTACCTAGATTGGGTACACGTAGATCAAAATAATCAATTAGTTGATTTAGAATGGTTTATCTTGAATTGTAAATATCCCTTCTATATAGAAAGAGCTATTAAATCAGAAGAACCAACAGTACAAAATATACAACATATACTACATGAGATAGAAGAAAAAACCTTACAAATCGATAAAACTATTGACATTATGAAACAACAAACATTTAATCGAAAAGTAAATGTTCATGTAGGTGGTGGTTTAATAGTTACATATAATGAATTATGTCTAAAAGAAGATTGTTGTACAGATGCGTTGCAAGTAGAATTAAATAATGGATGGAGAATTATTGCTGTTTGTACACAACCAGATCAGCGTAGACCTGATTATATATTAGGAAGATATAATTCAGAGTTAGATGTTTGCGATAAAACAAGTGCTAGTAGATAAAATTAATTATATAAAAAATAAAGGAGTGTTAAATTAACGTTTCCAGTAGTACATAATTTTAATCCTGAATTATACGACAAATATAATAAACCAGCTTTTGATATATTAAAAAATAACTTCAAGTATTTATATCTTAACTTGCGAGAAGAAGATTATAACATTGATGTTGATATTTATTTAGATGAAAAACGTTTTAGGAACGGCAAAAAAGCCATCAGTAAACTAGAAATTGAAACAAAAATAATATGGAAAGAGAAAGAATTTCCGTTTGCAGACGTACATTTTCTTGCTAAAAAAATTAAACATATAAAACAAGATATTATATCATATTGGGTTCTATTTAATATAAACTTTACTAATTGCGGAATTATACAACTATCTAAGATCATCGGCAATGAATTAGTGCAAGTAAGATGTGAAAATAAATATAATGATTGGTTCTATAAAATACCAAAAAATGATTTTGTATGGGGGTTACACAATGTAGAAAGTTATATTATTAATAATGCATTTAAATATCAAAACGTACTTATTAACATATATAATTTATAAAACTCTATATGTTGTATGGTATGTATATTAACAATACGGCGGTTAATTATTAAAATAATAAAAGAAACATTTTAAAGTAGATGGTTATAAGATGTCAAAATTATATAAGGTTGAAATGTATATTTTAGACATAAATAATGTATATCAATCACTAGATAATATTATTAATGATATTACTAATGCTACAGAAATTAATTTTGAATGTTTTAATGTAGAAAAAGTTGAATTTGATTGGGATGATGATCTAGCTATTAATTATTCTGATTGCTCAATTGAGGATTATAGAAAATATTTTGAATAATAAAGAAAGGATAGTAAATATGCCAACAAAACAACAGATGATTGACATATATAAACAATATGGATTTGAATTTCCATTAAAAGCACATTATAAAAGATTTAATAATAGGATTTATTTTGTTAATGATTTTAAAGATGGTGAAGAGATAGAATTCTTTTGGAGTACTGAAAAACCTAGTGCTTGTGCTATTGGTAATGCTTTTTATAAAAATAAAAAAGGTAATTCAAATCTTATTAATTTTAAAGAGTTAATACCCATAGATTAAAACATATAGATTTCATTCAACATGAAAAAAATAAAAAAATAAAGAGAGGAGAATAAACATGTTTACAAAACCTGAACATGGTTGGATCAATTTTACATTTAAAGAATTTTCAGAAAGAGCAAGTTATGAAACTGATATACCTAATGATTGTCTTGATGCCTTTATATATGCTCTACAAAACAATATTCCAGCAGTTGTATATTTTGATGCAGAAGGATATGATTATTATCTACTTTCAACTAAATATGACACATATGTAATAATAGAAAAAAATAAATTACAAGTATATACAATAAATAAAAACATAGAAGAAATTGCTGAAGAACTAATACAGGATATAGAAAATAACTTTGAAGATTGGCTTAATTGGATGGGATATGAAGAAGATTATTATGAAAAGAATAAAGGAACTTTTAAAATAAAATTAGATAAATTAAAGTTGGAATTAGATGAAAGAAAGGATATAAATATATGGAAATAATAGAAACTATAGTTATAAAAAGAATTAAATTTATAGATTTAGATTTACTTTGTGATATTGTTGATAAATTAAAAAAGTATAATGTTAATTTATATAACAAAAAAGGTGAGTTTATATTTGATAAATTTAAAAGTGATTGCATTAAAACATTTAAATTATTACTTAAAAATAATAAACCGGTATGTGATTTTATAAGTGCTGTTCAAACGATTGTTGGTATAAGAAATATTACTGAATTTATGAATGAAAAATAGGTTTTGTGATATTTTAAGAAAGGATAAAATAATGAAAATTGATTGTAGGAGAGATAAAAAATAATTACTTTGAGCAATGGTTATAAATTTAAATTTATCTATGCAAGCGGAGCACTAGGTTTTGATGGAAACGGATGGATGTGGGAAAAGCCCTTAATTAAATTTGGCTTAATACCAACAAACATACCTATTATAACAAAGACACTAACTCTCAAAAGAAAAAAGGGAAACCCCCTTGCCATAAGATTTATTAAAAATGGAGTAAAAAATAAGATCGGTTTAGATAATCCTGGAATTGAATATTGGATTAAAAATATCTATCCCAAAGTAAATAAAAATATCATTGTTTCTATATTTGGAGAGATAGGTCTTGAATATATGACTATGATATATATGTTAGATGATTTAAATATAAAAGGTATAGAACTTAATATATCTTGTCCTAACAGAGACTATATAATACAGAATAATAGTTTAATATCATTATTAGGCGCAATAAAATCAAAACACCCATTATTAATAAAAGTAAATAATAGAAATAATCTTGATATATTTAAAAATAAAATCATACAAGAAAAAGTAGAAGCAATTAGTATTAATAGTATTTCAATCCAAGAAAAAACTGAAATAACTAATATTTATAGCCAAGTAACTGATAATTATGCTTTATCTGGTAAAACCATCTTTCCCCTAACTTGTAGTATTACTAGGCAAATAAAGACATTATGTAATATACCAACAATATATTCAAGTGTATGGAATTTGGAAGACTATAAAAAAGCAATTAATAGTGGTGCAGATGCAATAAGTTTTGGATCAATTTTATTAAGATATCCATTAAGAATTAAAAAAATTATAAATGTAGGTGGAAAAAATGAAACATAAACTTATTATCTATAATAAAGAAAAAGATATAAAACACGAAATATTAGAATTTGAATTAGATAAATTTGAAGTACAAATTACTGATGAAGAAGGCGAGGTTTTATATGATAGTAAGAATTATAATTGTTAAAATAGGAGGGATATAAATGATTAACAGACCAAAAACAATTGAAAATTTTGAAAATCTTTGTTTTAGATGCTTGCAAAAACAAAATAATATCAACAAATATTTTATTCAAGGTAGAGGTTATGGTAGCAGTTTTGACGAGTTTAATACATACTTACAACTCTGTAACGAATGTAAAAAAGAAGTAAAAGAAGAATGGTTTACAGAAGAACCAAATATAATTGATGAATATTGTGAAGATTATAAATTTGAAGAGGATATAAGGAAATTTATTAATACCCTACCATTGGAAAGTAAAGAATTATTTTGGTCAAGATGTACATCGGGATCAAACTCACAATACCGCTTTATAACTCCTCAAGATTGGATTGATAACCAACTAGATATTTTACCAGAATGGAAATATTATAGCAGATATAAACCATATAGATTAAAAGTTGCTAGAGAAAGATTTGAATTATGTAACGAACCAGTTAATATAGTATATAATGATGACTCAAAAGGATGTTGGTGTTCATTTCATGCTCATGGAGAATATGGACAAAAGGCAGACGCTAATACAGGTGATAAATGTTATTTATGTGATCAATTCCATAAAAGATATGAAAATATAAAAGAAATGACGGATAAAGAATTTAAAAAATATGAGCAAATTAGAAAAGCAAAAATTTTACTTGAAAAAGAACCAGAATTAGATGAAATATAAAGGAGTGACTTATTGAGTAAAAATAAGTTTGAAGATGATATGAAAGTATCAGGAAATAAACAAATATTTATACATAGACAAAGAGATGTATTTATACCTCCTGAGTGCCGCCAATGTAAAGATAAAACTGGAAGACCAAAAATTATGTTACCGAAAAATCCATTCGATTTCCTGATTTATAAGAAACCAGATCTTATACTTTGTGAACTCAAAAGTACAAAACAAAAATCAATTTCATTAGATGAAAAAATAATAAAAAAACATCAAACACATAGTTTGCAGAAATTTGAAGAATATGAGGGAATTACTTGCGGATTTATTTTTAACTTTTATAAGTATAATAATCAAACATATTTTTTACATATAGATGATTTTGTTAGGTTTATAGAAAATACAACAAGAAAAAGTATGTCTCTTGATTATTGTAGTGAATATGGAATATTAATTGAAAATACATTGAAAAAAGTAAATTTTAAATATAATCTTGGGAAACTATTTGAAGATATTAATAAATTAAGTGGCGTTCATGAATAAATGGACAAAAGAAGAAGAATGGTTTTTGCTAGAAAATTATAATAAAATGACCGTAAAAGAATTAGCTAATAAATTAAATAGAACCGAAGGAATGATAAGAAGTAAAAAAGAAAGAATGGATTTAAGAAAAGGCAATTGTCCTCTATATACTGTAGAAGAAAAAGAAATTATTAAAAAATGGTATAATTCACATCTTGACGAATTAGATTTGGAAAATTTATCTCAGATAATTGATAGACCAACTACATCTATTTGTAGAATTGCTAAAAAATTAAAATTAACCAATTTAGGCAGAAAACCAAATTGGTTTATAGAAGAAGCAGGGAAAAGATTAATTGAATATACAAATACAAAAGAAGGTAAAATTACTCAACTAAAAGGTTTAGAAAAATCTCATCAAATATTTAAAGACAATCATCCTAAAGGAATGCTTGGTAAATATCATTCTAAACAAACAAAAAATAATATGAGTAAAAGTACAAAAATATGGTGGGAAAATATTTCCGAACAACAAAAAAAAGAAATTATAAATAAACGAAAACAAACTAGAAGAAAAAATAATAAATATAAAGTAAATGAAAATAATTTTACAAAAGGTAAGGGTGGTAAACGTGAAGATATAAATAATCAATATTTTAGAAGTTCATGGGAAGCAAATATTGCTAGAATATTAAATTATGAAAATATTGATTGGAAATATGAAATTAAAAGATTTGATTTTAATAATATAGAAAACGGAGTTATAGGATACACTCCTGATTTTTATTTACCAGAATATAACATATGGATTGAAGTTAAAGGTTGGATGGATGAAAAAAGTAAATTAAGACTAAAAAGATTTAAAGAATTTTATCCTAATCAATATAGAAGACTAATTTTAATAGATGAAAGTTTATACAATAAGTTAAAAATGAAATATAAAAATATAGTAGATAATTGGGAATAAAATTATAGAAAGTGGATTACTTGTAGATGATGATTTTGAACATATAGAAATGCTTTGTATAAAAGGTGGGTATGATAAAAAAATCCAAGAACAGAAATAATAATTGAAAAAGTTGTTTGAAGATATTACCAAGCAGTATTTGATAGTTGATTGAATAATATTTTAAAAATAGAATGGGTGGACAATACTAATGAAGAAAAACATAATACGAACTGTAAAATATATTAAAGTATCAAAAGAAGAGTTTGAGAGAGATTTTAATAAGATTTTAGAGATACAAGCAGAATTATTTCTTAAATGGTATGTTAAAAAACATAATCTACCTGTCAATATTGACGAATTGGTAAGAAAAGCAAGAGGATAAAGCCCTTTTGCTTTTCTTTTTTATATAGTATACTATAAGTAAAAACTAAAGGTGATTTTGATTGTCTAAAAAATGGGCAATATACGCAAGATGTTCAACTGATGAACAAGCAAAAGAAGGATATTCAATAGAAATACAGATTTCATCATGTATAAAAATACTTAATGAGATGAAAGATGTTGAATTATTTAAAATATATACAGATGAAGGATTATCTGGATCTGATAGCATATATAAAAGACCTGCAATTATGGAACTTTTATCAGATATTAAAAATAGAAAATTTGATGGTTTATGTATTTACAAAGCGGATAGATTAAGTCGTATTTCAGAAGACAGAGAGTTTTTAATAAGAAATTTAATAAAATATAAAATAAATATTGTATCATATTCTGGCGAAAATCTTATTGATAATTCTCCACAAGGCGAATTTATTAGAAGGGTATTGGCAAATATAGATGAACTTGAAGTTAAAACTTTGGCATTTAGAATAAAAAGTGCCATGAGATTAAAAGCAGAAAAAGGAGAATGGAAAGGAGGAACGCCACCATACGGTTATATATGGAATAAAGATAATAAAAAAATGATTCCTGATAATAAAAAATTACAACAAGTTAAATTAATTTATGATTTATATATTAATAAATTAAAAGGCATTAATACAATTAGGGATTATCTTAATAAAAGCAATAACTATTATATTAATGGAGAAGATAAATCTAAATGGAATAAAGATAGGGTAAGAGGTATCTTATTAACACCTATATATTGTGGTTATCAATATCATAATAAAAAATATTCAAAATTTGAGATAAGAGAAAACAAAAAATTTAAAAATAAAAACGATTGGGAATTATTTAAAATAAATTATTTGGAACCAATTATATCTAAACAAACATGGGATGAATCTTGTTACATAAGAGAAAATAGAAGAAAAAAAATAATACCAAGATATAAAACATCATGGTTATTAACTGGTTTGATATATTGTAAAAATTGTGATAGGCCACTACAAGGACATCCAATTATTAATAAATATAAAACAAAAAAAGGAGAAATTAAAAGTTACGATTGTTCAAATTATATTTGTATTGGACGAGTATCAGAAGGCAGAGAATATTGCAACGCTAAACAAATTGTAAAAAAAGATATAGAAAAAATAGTTTTAGAAGATGTAATAAAACATGTTGAGTCATTAAAGAAAAAAATAGGAAAATATAGTGACGAACAAATATCTAATATATTATCTAAATATAAAGAGAATGAAATTAATGATATAAATACAATTAAAAATGAATTAAATAATATTGATAAAAAAATTAATAGATATTATATTGATTATGAAGATAATAAGATTACAGCAGAAATATTAACTCCTGCAATTAATAGACTAAAATTAGAAAAAGAAACTTTAAAAAATAAATGTGACAATATAATGAAAAATAAAAATCAAGAAAATGATGTAAAGAAATGTCTAAATAATTATAAAACAGAATTGTCATTATGGTTAAAAGAATTTTTAAAAATACCAAATGAAGATATTAAAGAAAAAAAGATAATGTTAAATAGTATATTAAAAAAAATTAGTGTAATGAATGACGGTAAAAATATTTCAATAGAATACGAGTATATGGAATATTTCATAGGTAATGAGGAAGGGTTTCCTACAGGTAGCCCCACTATAACACATATGAATTATAATAACCATATATTGCTAGATATTTTTAATGAAATATTTAATAATAATTTCAGTGAAAAAAATACAAAAGTAAACGACATTTTATATAATATTATAAAAAACTCTTGATTTTTATGTTTTTAAATTTTATAATAGGTAATAATACTAAAAAACAATAAAATAAAAGGAGTGGTAATAAATGGCAAGGGCAGCAAGGAAAAATGTAATAGAGGATTATCAAAATGTACCTAATGTAGACTTTGAAAGCCACGAATGGGAATTTGAAGGTGTATTTGTTACAAAACGGAATGGTAAAGATGTGAAATACAACTTAAGTATTCCAGCAAAGGTATTGGGTTTAATGTACACATATGGCGTAATTAAATATAACCCAAATATTCAAAGGGGAGAAAAATTAGACAACAAAGGTAATCTAGTAGACATTCACCGTGTAGCAAAAGTAAAATCTATTAAAAGGTGTATGGAAAATGATACTTTGCATGGTGGGACAATAATTTTAAACGCCAACCCTGAAATTTGTAAAATAGAATACGATCTAAAAGATTTTACATTAAGGGGAAAGGGAGTACTGGAAATTGTAGATGGTAATCACAGGTTAAGAGCAATAAGGGATTGGGTGAAAGAATTTATTAAAGCAAAAGGCAAATCAGAGGCAGATCCAGCAGACTATGAAATGCCTATACAAATAGAAGTTTTGCCAGAAATAGAAAGTGCTTCTGTCTTTGCTGAATATTGTTTACTACCACTGAAAATTTCTAAGACAAGGGGGATGTTCCACAATGTACATGATATAAGTAATATAATTACCAGAGAAATTATGAGGGATTCTCAACTCAGAAATAAGATAGAAACAATAGGAAACCAACCAAAAGGAAATAATATTGTCACTTTTGGCGTTATAACCGGAGCCATTAATGACTATATCAAACCAAAAACAAAAGAACAGGGAGAATCTATTACAAAATATTTGATAAAGTTTGTTGATTCTATTGTAAATACATTCCCCGATGTAATGGGTAGTAATATTGACAATGCTACAAGACAAGAAATCAGAAAACAGTCTCTTGTTATTGAACCTATGTTTTGGGAATCTTATCTGGCATTATTCAACGATATGTTTGAATTAAACCAAGATGAGGTTTCTGAAAAACTTGGAAAACTGAAAAATAGGGTAAAAATAGAAGATTGGGAAGGTAACTTTCTTGATAGAAACAATCCCATTTGGCAAAACAACATCATGATAAATGGAAAAATTATTAACAAGAGATCTACGAAAAAATTTACAGTAGATACTATAAGGAACTACGTTTTGTTCGATAAACTACCTGAAATGCAATAAAAAAGGGGAGCTAAATGCTCCCCTTTTATTTACCATCGTTATTAAAAGTTTCCCACAGTTTCATCGAAGCATATCCCACAAGAACCCCGTTAATTATATCTAAAAAAACAATCGAACTATTTAATCCAGTAGTAAAATGAGACACTAACATCATCAATATTTCTGCTATAAGTACAGCTAAATATTCAGTTTTAGTTTTATAAATTTTGTCAATTATACCTTTTAAAAATTGCGTACACATTGCAGTTGCCAATGCCACTCCAGGCAAGGTTATTAAAGTTTGTATAGTAAAAAAGGATTCGGGCATATTTTAACCTCCAAATTGATATGATATAATTCGTGTTTTTAGGGTAATAAAACCGCACTTTTATCTAATAACTACTATTTTCTCAACATCATTCCATTCTACAACCTTCCCCAATGCTTCTGCTAATTCTCTCACTGGACAAAAGGTTTTTCCGTCAATATTAATAGCTTTAACTATTTTTTCTCCTGCTTTAATGTTAACTACACTAATTTCTGTTGACATTGTTTTACCTCCATTGATTTCATCAAAAACATCATTTATAAAATCATTAAATGTTTTATTATACTGAGCAAAGTATTCTAGCGGATCGGTGTGGTCTGTCTGAAAAAAAGTTCCACTTACCCAAGCATGAGAAACAACCTTCTCTAATGGATTCCACCCATACCTTCTACAAATATCAGCAGATAACCAAATTCCCCTTTTCCACACTTCAATAAATTTATTTTTATCATTATAATGACATAATTCGATTGATAAGTACTTGTGATTCGCTATATAACCAGCATGATAAGCAACTTTGTTTTCCAGTAATAATTGAGTTATAGAATTATAATCAACAAAATAGTGAGCAGAAGCATTTACTTTATTATTATGAAAATACTTTGACTCATTTTCATCTGTCGCTCCATCATCGGCGGTTTCGTGAATCACAAGACCGAGAGGTTTCAATATTTCATTGGGATTATTAAATCCATCTGGTAATAAATCTTGTTTTATTGTATATAGCAATATCCCACCTTCTTTATTTAATTAGTTGTCATAAATAAGTTCAAATTGTTTTCCTGTTTTATTTAAATAAAACTCCTGAAAATCTTCAGGGGTAAAATTATTGTAACCGTATTTCTTATGAAATTCATTGTGAATATTCTTTGTTAAGCAAACGCCTAATGGATATTTATAATGAATCTCTAAACATTTATTAATAATTAATTTTAAATCATTTTCCGTATATTTATTTATTTCGTCATATAGTGGAAATAATAACTCGTTTAGTGTTTCTCGTAATATTAAATTAAAGGGATATAGATGATGCACTAAACAATACTTTTTATTATTTGTAATTACACACCTGTAATTAAATACTTTTGCAGAATCATATTTCCAAGACAACATATGTTCTCTTAAATATATATTTAAAGGACTTATTCCTCCTTTCCAGTTATAGTGATTTTTACCAGATGTTTTTTCATATCTACAACAAGTACATATATTACTATATTGTCTTAAATGGTTGTAATCTCCATATTGAATGATGTCAGGATGTTTATTGCAAATAAAGTACAAATTTGAATCACTCCCAGTATATATTTGATATGGAATTAGGGTATAATTATGGGATTTAAAAACATTGAATATAAAATCTTGATCAAGCATCTTGTCTTTACTTAGTTTTTCATAACTACAATATTTACATCCTTGTCCTCCATTATGAAAATGATCCCAATTGATATACTGAATTTCCTTGTTGTGTATTTTACAAACATATGGCATTTTTGTTTTATTATTTATATATTTATTTGTTAATAACTTTAAATTTCTTTTATCAAATTTATTATTTACAGATTCTATAGTTGGCTTTACTTTTTTAGAACAATATAAACAAGTATGATTCTTACGAAAATATATAACACTTGTAATAAACTCATGGTTATTAGGGCATCGTAATTTAAATTTACTATAACCATTTTTATACTTATCAATCCAGTTAACTATATAATAATTATATAAATTTACTTCCTGAATTATAATTTCTAGAGGCATTGTTAAATTATGTAATTTGTCTTGCTTATTACATGTTGGACATATTTGATTTTTATTAAAATTACTTAAAATTCTATTAAATACATGATTGTTTGAACATAATATTTCTAAATTTGTTCTGTTTTTTGTACAATTAAAGGATAATAATTTTAGATCATTAAATGATTCTACGTATATTTTTAATTGTTCAAATGTATATTTAGACAAAAAATAATCACTCCTTAACTTTATTCACTCCATTTTAAAAAAAAAGAAAGAGACTTATGGAGTGTTATAAGTCTCTTTATCAGTTAAATTGATCAGATTTAACCTATCTTTATTATATTAATGAAATATTTTAATAATAAGTTAACCATGCATCTATATAACCTGCATTTCTAACCTTTTGCAAAAATGTTCTAGCACGAATTTCATCTATAAATGCATTTAACTGAACTTTATAAGTATTGTTTACATTAACAATATAAACATTAAATCCTTCTGATTTTAATTTATTCCCAAATGTAACCGCATTTTCTTTTATAATAAAACTCCCCACCTGTATTCTCCAATATTTTTGCTTCTCCGGTTCAGGTTCAGGATGAGGTAAAATAGTATCTGTCATACTCCATGCCTCTGTAAGTGAAAATTCGAATGGAATATAACACTTACCATTATCCCCAAAACTATTTCCCCAACTATTTAAAACGATCCATTGCTTACTTTTATTCCAACCAATTATAGTCATTTCATGATATCCATGTAATAATTCGCCACTTTGAGGCATAGGAACAACATAATTATTTAATTTATAAAAACTATCGTAAACAGGTATACAAATACTAACTGATCCTAATTGCATGAGCGCATTTTTAATTCCATCAATAGTATAAATTCTACAATAATAAGTTATTTTATATAATTTAGCACTCTCAAACAAAACACTTTTTATAGTCTCTAATCTACTCTTGATCGCAGGGTATTCTTCATTATAAGGAAACTTATAATATTCAACTATACCATAATTTTGCAAGGATTTAATTGCTTCTCTTGGATACATGCCTTGTCCTTGATAATCAATAAATTCTCTGTTGGCATAAACAAAACCAGGAGAAAACTTTTTATATATTTTAGACTGTTGTTCCTCTGTTATTTCTCTGCAATATGAAAGTGAATGCGGAACACAGGAACAAATACCATTTTGATTTTTTATTTCACCACTATATTTTAAAATAAATTCATCTGGAAAAACATTAACTTGACCAATTAATCTTGAGATCGGATAATCACGTTTATCTTCTGGAGATGGTATTGCACCAAACTTAAAAATTTTAAAATCCATATCTTAACCTCACTTTACTTAGATCCCCAAAAATAACCTCCTAATGTTGCTAATGCCGCAATCAATGCTGCAATAATTTTATTTTTATTATCTGCGCTATTAGTTTTTATCTGTGTATCATTATTGTCCTCATTAGTCTCTTTTCTTACCTGTGAATCAATTAATGCAATATTCATTTTTGTCATTTCCTGAGTCATAACCCGCACATTTTGGTTTGTTTCTTGCAAAACCGAAAAAAGTAAAGTATTTCCCTGTAAATATTGATTTTCCATTCTGTGTTGTCCTTCTTTTAAATCTATTAATTGGCTATGCATTGCACCAACACTTTCATCTAATTCTTGGACTTTCTCATCAAGATCATCTATTTTTTGTCCATGTATTTCAAGTAATTCGGTATGATCCTCAAGAACCTTTTCTACCTGTTCCGGTTTTAGTGTCACATCTTCCAACTCCATCTTTACAAATTCCCCCTTGTTGTGATACAATTAAATAATTCTATTAACTGTACCAAAGGACTATTAATAGAAGGAGGAAGGCAAGTCGCAGGGGTATTGCACTTGCCTTCATTATTTAAGATTTTATTTTTTTCTCAATCTTATCCAATCTTATTTTTATATCATCTAATTTATTAATTTTGTTTTTATACATTCTTACTTCTTCTTCTAAAATTTTTATTCTTAATAATAATTCTTTTCTTTCTTTTTCTTTTCTTTCTTCTTCACTTAATGGAATTCTTATTTTAATTATATTCACTTTAATCACTACCCTTCAATTAAGTTGTATCCACCACCTCTATATTAATTTCAAATGGATAATAATTATTTCTATATATTTTAATATTAATATCTTTAGTAATTAAACATTCTATTTCAACCTGAATAATTCCATTTTCAGGAACAACATCATAGAATTTACCATCTATATTTAAACTAAACACTCCATCTTCATCTACTAATATATTCTCTTGATAATCACAACAAGAAAATTCTAGAATGAATGTTCCTACTTCATATGTAGGTGTTGACGATGCATATATTATTTGTTTGTCTATTAAATAGGGTAGGGTAGAGATATTAAACATTTTTAATATCTCTGAATCCCTATGTTTACCATAAACATCAAATATAAATATATTGCTATCTAACTGATTTTTTAATTCTGTGGAATATTTATCATGTATGTTGTGAAAAAATAGTCTTTGCATAATATCTCCAACCTATCAATTTAAAATTGCCTTTTTCTTTACATTAAGAGGAAATGACTTAGAATACTTATTGTCAATAAAAACATCAAACTTGTAATTATCAAATTTTTCAAAAGAAATATCATTAATATAAGTTATTAGATGATAATTACCATCATTTTGTGATATAAAACTATATTTTCCTGGGGAACTAATAGGACAATTATCCCTATTTACAGGTTGTATTATAACTTCATGTTGTGTTCCAACATCATTTAAATCCACCGATAGACATAAAACGACACACAATTGATTCCAATTAGCAGGAAAATTATAAAACCACAAATAATCAAATATTCCTAACACACTTACCTTACCATCAGAATCTATTGTTGCTGCATCACAAATAAACATATAACTAATATCCAAATATTAACCTCCATATATTATATAAATATTAAACTGCCTGAGTTAGAACTGTTCCAACCTGTCCAGAAGATGTACCAGTACCACCATCACCAGCAGAACCACCATTGACTGTAACGGAACCATTATTTGTATAACTTCCCCTATGAGCAAAAACTACAACGCCACCGCCACCGCCACCTTGACCTCCACCATGACCACCATGATTTCCGTCTACTGGAGCAGTACCACCATCTCCACCATCAGCACCATTTGTTCCATCACAGCTGACTACTCCTGTA